GTATTGTAGCTGCACACTTAAAAAGCAATAAGGCAGCGTATGTTTTATTTCGATAAGTCTGATCAACTTATGATATTACATGGACAAAGAATACAGGATGCCGTAGGGATAGTATATATTCTCCAATATATACGTCGAGCCAAGAGCATGATAGCCTATTATGAAGTTTATTCTTTTACTTCTGAAAAGTTAATAGGAAAATGGGTCAGTGTGCAAAGCCCATAAGTCTTGAGAACCGTTTGGTGAAGACTAAAAAACACGATCTAGCGCAGCAGCGACGATGACAAATATTGCAAGGGGTTGCTACATAGTAAAGAGATCCTTAAGTAAGATCAAATGAATCCCCTTAAGAATCCGTAGGCACTATCAAGTGCGGTTTCAAGTAAGGACGAAATGTAGTTTAAAGGCGAACAGGTCCCATCTGTTTGACCTAACTTTAATAGACCGAATAGCGTCCATGACGGGTCCAAACCGTCATTAAATAAATAGCTACCTTTAGTGTTCCACTCTACAGTTATTACTATTTTTGTAGTATAGTAATAAGGATCTAGACAACATAACATCTGGCTTAGTTATGGATGAGTGTATGAAGAAAGGGTATTTAAAATCAAGAAACTGGTAGGATATACTAAAAGCTGAGTGGCTATGGCCCATATATAATAATAGAAGAGGTAACGGACTTCTATAATTACTTATGACAGGTTATCCGGAGCAGATGCCAAGTCTGTGCTTGCAAGAGCTTATAAAGATGTTCACTAGCGTAGAAAACTAGTTAAAATAGTCTTTATAAGAGGGTACTTCAGGTGCTGGGTATTAACTACGTAGGAGTGATACTACGTCTTTTAAGATACGCTCTAAAGGATCAGGACAGGTACGATTTTAAATAAAACTGACCGAGTTTTATGTTCAATACTAAAATCAGTATAGAGTTATGTCAGTATAAGTCATGGAAACGAACATACGCAGGAGAATAGTGGCGAAAAGACTACCTCAACCCCTAGAGACACCGTGGCGAAGTGTATAGGGTTCGTATAAAAAGAGAAACTCACCGCTCTGGTAAACTAAAGGTGTGAGTAAGTTTAGTTAAAGCTTTCTTTAATAGATATAACGAAAGTAGGGCTTTTTATAGTCAAGGAGCTAAATTCAAGACTAATAAAATAGTGTAATAGTAAGGGAGTATTAATAGTGCGGCTTACAATATCCTTTTGTAAGTATAAATGAACCACTTATAGTATTTATTTACTCTGGGAAGGAATTCCTATCACTGGCTCGAGAGTTAACGAGACTCTTAAACAAAAGCGGAATTAACATGTCTAACTAACGTAGGTTCAACAACCGAATAACAAATTTGTGGATGTCCTCGCTAGGGAAACTGAATGCGACCACAACTTGGCGAATGCGATTGCTTAGTAGTATCAGGGTATAATACGCAATATTATATGTTCGAGAGAAAGCGTCTCATTGAAGCTTGTAAATCTTTAAGAGTGAACGAAAGTGAACTATTACTTATAGACCTATTTATAAGCGAGAGTAAATGAGAAGAGGTGAAAGTCCTCGATCTTCATCCAAGTAAAATAAACAAAATCCTAGCCAAGGTTACGTTGGTAGCTCTGTACTTAGTAATAAGTATATCTAGCGTAAGAGGTAGGCGTTAGTGAATAACTATATGAGACCTATAAGTTATTACAAATAACAAAGACAAAGATGGCAATTCCTTTGATCGCCTTGCAGTTTTAGCAACGTTCTGTAAAAACGACCGGACATAACTACTTGCCCGATAAGACAGTTTTAATCATTAGTAAAGTTTATATGAATCTAGATAGGTCAATCTATACTAGTTCTATCCCTAGGATATAGTCTTGCTAACTTATTTACTTTACTATTTTTATCTGAGTAACCAGAAAAAACGTGTTGATTATTACGGATCTTCTGTAATAGAGATTACAGAATATAGTACAGCTTGGAATCAGAACCTAGAATACTCATCGATGAGTTTCATTAGCTCTGGTCACAATGCAGTATGCGGTTCCAAAGTAAGATATGACTTAGTAAACTTATAAACCTGTCTCGTTTATAAGGAGTATACCGCAATAGCGAATTATCAAGAACGGAATTATTTTGCTTATCATATAAATTAAAGTAAAAACACATTTGCATCTTTCCTTGCACAACTTGAATGTTGCACGACCGTGGTTTTTAACCTATCTGATATAAGATGATGATAAATCGTGATGAAAACGCATAGGGAAAGATGTGAGAAAATTTTCATTAATTATTAACTTATCAAAAGGAGGAATTTAAAAATGGCAAATGTAAATTATAATTTAGTAGTAGCATCTCAATTAGGTGCATTGTTAGGTATGAACTTGATCCGGATTAAGCGGACTAATGTGGATGCAGATTATTCGAACAAAGAGCGGGAAGGCAAGCAACGGCTTGCAAATCCTATCTGGTTACATGGCGTAGAACGCATTCGCATCCGACAAGCAGAGCTTGTTGATGTAGGTGACGGTAAAATGGTAGTACAGTTTAACCGTGATCCTAAGCTTCAGCTTGATTTAGCAGGAGCTAAAGACATTAGTGATATTATTAAGAAACCGACAGTTCAGGAAGTAGTCTCCGCAATCGCAAGCGAGTCTACGGGTTTGCCTCAGTTCTTTACTGATGACAAAACTGCAACTGAGTTAACTATTTCATTCAACGAGCGGTCACGGAAGGAGATTAGCTCTATGATGGAAACGTTGTCTCGTCAGGCACAGGCATTAGCTGATGCTAATCGTGCTATGGAAGATTCGTGCAGATTGAACATGGCCCAATATGGTCAGTCTGTAAACTTTCAAAGCGTTAACATTGATTGAAGATGGAAAATCTCAGCAGATCCTCTAGATTAAATCTAGAACGAATCCTAGCTGATGAAGATATATTCAATTCCTTTTTGTTTAATGACAAAAAGCCCGGAACTAGAAGTCTAAAAGACGATGGTTCCTTTGTCATTGGTGCGACTTATTTTGAATGGTGGAATCACTTCATAGGTTGTGAAAAGAAGTTAAGTTTCCACGATTTAGTAGTGCATCTGATAAACTTCATGGCTGGAAACGGCAAAAATAGAAATGATTTTGCATTAGACGGCTTATATCAGGATTTCGTTAACTTTACACTTAAGCAGGATGATAAGAATCGGATGGTAGATATTCTTCTCACAGCTTACTTGTATGGTTATAAAGAGATCCAAAAGGAGGGGAAGGTTCCTTCTGAACAAACGATATTAGCAGCTGTTACTAAACAAGTGCGAAATCCCGATGGTGTAGCTGTACTTACAGCTAATGGTCCAGTCTTTTTAGGTAAAGACTTAAAATTCTACGAAATTGAGTAAGATATTATACGTTGCTTTGAATTAGGAAGGTGTAATAGTGATAGTAAATATACTTATTCTTTTAAAAAAACAAAATGTAAAGACTCAGGAAGGTTAGAGTCTTTAATGGTCACGATGTGGTGTCTATAACAAGATACTAAGTTACGGAAAGCTCTGAGAATAAGAAAGAGATGTTACATCGATGTAAACGTGACCACTCGTTTCTACATATTGGACGCATTATCAAAATGTTCTCCCGTATAAATTATTAACTAAAAAATTTATATAAGGTTAAATTATTTGAATCATTTAATCAGATAGACGAAACTAATAATTCGTTAACATCAAACTTTGAAAACGCTCAAGCAGAACTTTATAAGATTCTACGAGCATAAAAGCTACGGGGCATTAGGTTGCCCCATAGTTACACTGGGAGTTGATGCGAAATCGAATAGTATTAATCATTTAAAATCAATTCGTATGACAACATCAACTGAAATTATAGAAAAACGTGATAAATTATCTGCAGATATAACTCGAACTTGGAATATTATTAAAATGGAAAATGTAGTTTTCCGTGGGTTTAAGCGTAATTACGATATGAAAGTACTACTAGATAGTATCTTTGA